GCGTTCGTCCCAAATCACGTTGCTGACTCGTTCTTTGCATCTGTTTATCCTACTATTACTTCTGGTAAAAACACCAAGGTAATTATTGTATCCACGCCACACGGTATGAATCATTTCTACCGCATGTGGCACGACGCGGAGAAAGGAAAAAATGAATACATTCCAACTGATGTTCATTGGTCCGAAGTTCCTGGACGTGATGAAGTATGGAAAGAGCAGACAATTGCAAACACATCAGAGCAGCAATTCAAAGTCGAGTTCGAGTGTGAGTTTCTTGGTTCTGTCAATACCCTTATAAATCCATCAATCCTTAAGAACCTAATCTATGAAGACCCAATTCAAAGTAATGCTGGATTAGATGTCTACGAAAAAGCACAAAAAGAACACAACTACCTTATTACTGTTGACGTTGCTCGTGGTTTGGGCAATGATTACTCTGCATTTATCGTTGTTGATATTACAGAATTCCCCTATAAGATAGTTGCGAAATATAGGAACAATGAAATCAAACCAATGTTGTTCCCAAATATTATCCAGCAAACGGCAAAGAATTATAATGATGCCTGGGTATTAGTAGAAGTTAATGATATTGGAGAACAAGTAGCAAGTATTCTTCACTATGATCTAGAATACGAAAATATGTTGATGGCGGCAATGAGGGGTCGTGCTGGACAAGTTGTCGGGCACGGTTTTTCTGGTAAGAAGTCACAGATGGGAGTTAGGACAACAGCACAAGTCAAAAAACTTGGTTGCTCTAACCTGAAGACTTTGATTGAAGATTTTAAACTTCTTACGCTTGACTATCAAATTATTTCAGAGTTGACTACATTCGCTCAACGTCACAATTCTTTTGAAGCAGAAGAGGGTTGTAATGATGACTTAGCAATGTGTCTGGTTATCTTTGCTTGGTTGGTAGCACAAGACTACTTCAAAGAAATGACGGACAATGATGTCCGTAAGAGAATCTACGAAGAACAAAAAAATCAAATCGATCAAGATATGGCACCATTTGGATTCCTAGATGATGGAATCAATGATATAACAGGATCGTTCACTGATAAAGATGGTGATCGCTGGCATATTGATGAATATGGTGATCGTGCTTATATGTGGGAGTATTATTGATGGACTTAGATGACCAATTAGATCTAGGTCATCTACTCCTGTATGAACGGGAGTGTAAAAAATGTGGCATAACTAAGAACTTAGTTGATGGATTTTATAGGACTAGGAAAGACAGAGGTCCTGTTGCTTCATCATACTCTTATGAATGTAAGGAATGTACAAAGAACAGAGTGAAGAAGAGTAGTAATATGTGGGAATATCCTGATTGGTAGATTTCACGGCTAGATTCCCCATCGAAAATGCCCTTTTTAATAAATAATTTCAGGTAATTTGGACCAAGGAGAACAAAAAGATGCCTCTAAACTTAGCATCTCCTGGAATTGTAGTAAGAGAAGTTGACTTAACTATTGGAAGAGTCGATCCCGTTTCTGGTTCGATTGGGGCAGTTGTCGCTCCTTTCGCAAAGGGACCTGTAGATCTTCCTCAGTTTATTGAGAATGAGGATGATCTCTTAGACACTTTCGGTAGACCATATTCAGTCGATAAGCACTACGAGCACTGGATGGTTGCTTCGTCTTATCTTGCTTACGGTGGAACTCTGAGAGTTTCAAGAGCAGATGACCAAGGACTCAAGAATGCTTTCGTCGGCACTGCTTCAAGCATTAAAATTAAAAGCACCGAGCACTACGAACAACTCGGTTACGATGAGAACGCAATCACTGGCGTAACTGTTGCTGCTAGAAACCCAGGTACTTGGGCTAATGATATCAAGGTTGCTATCATTGACGCCAAGGCAGATCAAGTTCTGAGTGGTGTTACTGGAAATGTTACCGTCGGCATGGGTGTTACGGTTGCTGCTTCTGGAACCTATTCTGATCGTTTGGGTGTTAAGCACACTCTGGACGGATACTTCCGTGGCGTTGTTACCGACCTTACAGGTGGAGTTGCAGTTAAGTTACAGTCCCGCGTTTCTGCTGCTGGAACTGTTACTGACTTGGATTATGCTCCAGGAACTGCATTTGCTCTGGGAACTAGTGGTACTGTTGGTTTCCACACCGTAACTGATGCTGTTGGTTCACCTTCAATTTCAACATCTTGGTCTGGTCAGGTAGACTGGTTTGAGCAACAAGAAATTGAACTGAGTGTTGGTAAACTTGAGTGGGATCAGTTAGCAAACCGTCCTGGAACTTCCGAATATGCTGCTACTAGAGGTGGTAGATTTGACGAAGTTCATGTTGTTGTTATTGACGACAAAGGAACAATCACTGGTAACGCTGGAACAATTCTTGAGAAGCACCTGAGCCTTTCTAAGGCAAAAGATGCTGAGTTCTCTGTTGGTTCTCCTTCTTACTGGAGAAAGTATCTTTACACCAATTCTCAGTATATCTTTGGTGGTTCTGCTCCTGCTGGAACTGCTGCTATCGCATTAAACGATCCTAGTGCTGTTGGAACACATGCTCTTGAGGGAGATGCTGGTTGGGACCAAAACGCTGATGGCGTAAAATTTGGTGGATGCGGAGTGCAGACACTCACTCTTGGTGGTGGTCTTAACTACGGTGGAAAGACTGATGTTTCTTCTGCTGGCGCACTTTACTCTGGTCTGGATGACATCATCTCTGGACTTACCAAGTTTGAGAACACTGAAGAGTATGAAGTAGACTTCATTCTTATGGGTTCTTCAAACTACGGTATCGATGATGCTGCAGCACTTGCTAACAAGTGTGTTGCAGTTGCTGAGGCAAGAAAAGACGCTGTTGCTTTCGTCTCACCTTATAGAGGTGCGTTCATTACCGATAACCAAGTTGGTTCTGTTACTGTCGAAAACGTAGATACGATTACTGATAACGTACTCGGATTTGCTAATCGCATCACTTCAACCACATATGCTGTTATCGATAGCGGTTACAAGTATATGTACGACCGCTTCAACGACACTTTCCGTTATGTCCCACTGAATGGTGACATTGCTGGAACTTGTGCTAGAACCGATGTTGAGCAGTTCCCATGGTTCTCACCTGCTGGAACTTCACGCGGTGCTATCCTCAACGCAGTTAAACTTGCCTATAACCCAGGTAAGAAGCAGAGAGATCAACTTTACTCTGCAAGAGTAAACCCAGTAATCTTCTCCCCTGGAGCAGGAATCATCCTCTTCGGTGATAAGACTGCATTCGGTAAGTCCTCCGCGTTCGATAGAATCAACGTCCGCCGCCTGTTCATCTTCCTGGAAGATGCAATCTCCGCTGCTGCTAAGGACTTCCTCTTCGAGTTCAACGATGAAATCACAAGAACTAACTTCGTAAATATTGTTGAACCATTCCTCCGCGACGTTCAGTCGAAGAGAGGCATCTTTGATTACGTCGTCGTTTGTGACGAGACCAACAACACCGCTGCTATCATTGATAACAATGAGTTTGTTGCTGACATCTTTATCAAACCAGCGAGATCGATCAACTTCATCGGTCTTACCTTCATCGCCACCAGAACTGGTG